AAAATAATTAATCGAGACAATCCAATTCCACATATTTTCCTTCCTTTACCTTTCCATTGACAAGATCATAAACCCACTGACCATCAACAATCTCTTCATCAAGGAGTTTATCCTTGAGTAACTCTAACCGTCGTGTACTTGTACCCAAAATACCAAGAGCTTCCTTGTAACATATATCAACGAGTTTATCAATTTCCATATCTACGAGTCGCGAAGCCTCCTCCGACATGTTACGATAATCAAAATTGTAACAGCTAAAACCATAGGTCGTAAGCATTTCACGAGCAATACTATACACCTGTGCAAAGTCACCGGAAGCACCGGTAGTGATACGTTCTTTTCCGTATATGATCTCTTCTGCGGCTCTACCACCGAGAGCTACAATAATTTGCGAAGTTAGGTATTCCTTTGTATACATAGCGGACTCGGCATTATCATCGGAAGGTTGAAAGAAAGTCACGCCTCCCGCATCACCACGGGGGATAATAGACACTTTACGAACAATGTCATAATCTGGCAACGTCGCACCCACAATAGCGTGTCCAGCTTCATGATAAGCAACCAATTCCTTCTTTCTTGGGGAGAATTTTGTATCCCCCTTAGCACCAACAACAATGCGTTGATATACATTTTCCATAATCTCGTTGGTAATGATACCATCACCGTCACGAACGGCGCGGATCGCACATTCATTAAGGAGGTTTGCAAGATCGGCACCCGAGAAACCTGTAGTTTGTTTGGCAACGCCTGCGAGGTCAAGATCTTCGGATAAATTTTTGTCTCGGGCGTGAACTCCCAAAATCTTCTTACGACCCTGTACACTTGGAAGAGCTACCTGAATCTTACGATCAAAACGACCCGGACGAAGAAGGGCATCATCAAGAATATCCACGCGGTTAGTGGCTGCGATAACCACAATACCAGTTTCATTGTCAAATCCATCCATCTCGGTGAGTAGCTGATTAATCGTTTGTTCTCTCTCATCATTTGATGGCATACCACTCGCACCGCGCTGCTTACCTACCGCGTCAATCTCGTCAATGAAGACAATACAAGGCTGTTTTTGGCGAGCAACTTCAAAGAGATCTCGGACTCGTTTGGCACCCACACCAACGAACATCTCAACAAAGTTCGCAGCGGAACACTGGATGAAGGGGACATTTGATTCGCCGGCAATAGCTCTGGCGAGAAGAGTCTTCCCCGTACCTGGCTTACCTGCAAGAAGGGCACCGCGTGGAATCTTAGCACCACTTCCGAAATAGCGCTCGGGTTGTTTGAGGAAATCCACAATCTCTTCCAACTCATCCTTTGCGGCATCAATTCCTTCAACATCAGTGAATCTCGTTTTAATTTCCTCTTCAGCGATAAACTCGCTATTACTCAAAAATGGGTTATTCATTGGCCCGGGGCCGCCATTTGGACTGCTCATAAAGCTTCTGATAACGAAAAAAATGAAAGACAAAAAGAATATCATTGAAATACTATCGGATATAGTCGCATTTTGCGTCATATCAAGACGAACATTTGAGTCACTCTCGGTAATAATTTGCCACAAATCTTGATTTTGAATAATCTGAGTTTCACCGTAGTTCCCCTGATCATCTTCAAATGCGGCCAAATTTTGATTCGGTTTAATAAGCACCTCCGGGAGTTCACCATTCTTGAGACCTCGTACAAATTCTGTATATGTTCTCGGCTGGTATGTTCGTTCTTTTCTTGTGATGTTAACCGATGGGGCTGAAACGGGAGCAGTCTTCCCAACGCTAAACATCTTTTGTTTATATATACATAAGGTTAAAGTTTTAAATAACTTTTAATAAATAATGGATGTAGATGTCGTTAAGGTAAATAACGGAAAATACAATGTTCACGTAATAAGCAATGATGAATACATAGGACCGTGTATCGCAAATGGGTATGAATGGGATGGATGGATGCGAGATGATATTCAAAAATACTATAAAGATGGAACTGACATTATTGATATTGGTGCAAATATCGGGTATAACACCCTGATGTTTTCCGATTATGGACCGGTTCATGCATTTGAACCCGTATACTACGATTTGGTGGATGCTAGTATAAAATCAAACAATCTCAAACACAGTGTCTTTCTTTACGCACACGCATTGTCAAATGTGAGTGCTGAGACAACTATATATATACCGAGAAGGGGGTGTGAAAACCAAAATAAAATAAATTATGGCGGTACGTCATTAAATAGACACTCGGATACTTTGGGGAATATACCAATCAATATCAAATGTGAAATACTTGATGACGTATATAAGGGCACACCATCAATAATGAAAATTGATGTAGAAGGTCACGAGATGGAGGTATTGGAGGGGGCAAAAGAAACAATCAAAAAATACATGCCGACGATTCTTATTGAAATACATGACTACGAAGCGAGCGAAATTCCAAAATTTTTAAAATCACTTGGGTACGACGAACCGGAAGGAAGACCCGAAGCGATGTTTTTATACCGCGCAAAAGACATCTTATCTACCATATAATAGAGCTGATACGCGTCCACGACACTTGGTTGCCTGTACTGTTCTGGCATACATTCAGGGATACCTTCGTCTGAATAATAAGCTGTTTCACTTCGTCTCTCTTCAAAGTGTGATGGGTGATTTTCCCATAACCAAGAGAGATGCTTAGCACAAGTGTGTATCTTTCCGTATCTACGCGTGTACTCCATGGTAATAGCAATACCAATTTCACACGCGTACATATAGTTTTTCAAATTTGATGCGACCCACATAGTCATTGGATGCTTTGGGTGAGCAGGTCTGTACCCCCTCCTCGTTCCATCTTTTGTGAATGGTGCATGCTTCGAGATATAATCTTCTTGTTGTGCAAAGTGCCAAGCCATGTAAAGCATCTGAACAATCTCTAGTTGTATCTTGACAACATGTTGGTCACACAGCATTTGTGCTATCTCGGACGGGTCTAGAGAAAGAAAGAATATGTTCATCCTTGTAATCAGATGCCTCAAGATATTTGGGTTCGTATATACGAGTTTCAACGTTCCCGTAATAAAATTGTCCGTTTCCAATCTCCCAGACTTTATGTCTTACAGTTTCTTGTGCGTATTCGGAAGCTTCTTTTAGACTGTAAAAGAAACCGCGGTCAAGGATACAATCACCAACAACTACGTTTGTGATGAACATTTTCTAGTATATTTCTATTGATAAAAGACCAACTTAGGGGGTGTATTACAAACTTAGTTCTGGATTCTAATCGGAAATATATGCCTCTTCTTGATCATCCGGGGGTTGTTCATCTGGATCTTCATCTACTTCAACATCCATTTCGCCATCCTCGGGTGGATCATCATCTTCATCAATTTCGTCGTCGCGTTCATCTTCAATTTCTTCAATTTCATCTTCAATCATTTCTTCTTTCTTTTTCACTTTTTTGGGTTTTTTAACTGGTTCCTTATTGAAAGTAGACTCAATGATCTTTTCAACCCTTTTCTTATGTTCCGAAAACTTTGAAAATTTGGTCTTAATTCTTTCTATAAACTCCGGACTGAAACCCATATTCGTGTAAGCCCGAATAATACTTTTCATTGGCGGAACTTTACACTGACTGTAGTACTTTTCATAAAGTACTGCAAATGAAGAGTCAAGTTTAATACGAATAATACCACTCTTGAGAATACGAACTTTCATATATATTTTGTCCGGGAATGGAAGTTCTGGTTCAATCGGTCTAACAGGTCTCTCCGGTGGAACATAATCCGGAATATTAGGCTCCTTCCATTCAATACCCATCTCCCGATTATTACGCTTTAAAAGCGCCAAATATACATCTTTCTGGTATATGGGTTGTATCACACGCTTATCCGACGACCATTCGGTTGGCCCCTTTTTTATAATGTCATGTAAAAATGTACCCTCCCTAATTTTTACAGGTTCCTGTGTGATATTCGGGGGTTCTCTAACACGCAATTGGGGTCTCTTGTACATTTTCCGGTCCTTGTAAAGATGAGGTTCTCTCCTCTAACTTAGGTTTGAAATAATCCAACTCCGCACGAATGACATGCGCCGATTGTTGATTCAGATGTGTATGGTATGGTCCCCAAATTTCAATGACTTTCTTGTGTTTATCGTACCAGAGATAATCAAGATCAAGGAATCGTGTGAGCCAGTAAAATCTCTTTCCGGTCTTTCCGATAAAAGAAAAGATATGTTCCTCATCATATTCCGATACATCCATTTCAGAATAATGGCTAATAGGCGGTTGATACGGCGCCATTTACTTTTTGAAATAACAATCTAAAACCTTATATACATTTTCCCATGAATATTTATTTTTAACATGGGATCGCGAATCTATTGGCACGTCGTTACGGGTGTTGTAACAGTTATGTAGATGTTTTGTAAATTCGCGTGAATCAAACACAGCAATATCACCCGAATGGGATTCAAATGAAGAAACAGTTGTCCATATAATTGGTTCAACTGTGTGTGCAATTCCATGGAGTGTTTCCTTGAGAGCTGGAACACCCGATACGATTTGTGGTCGATTAAAATATGCATGCTCCATGGTTGTAAGACCAAAACCTTCACCACAACATGTATTCATTCCAACATCTCCCATATTATAAATCTCATTCACCGAGGCATCCGAGAGATGAAGAGGTTTTGTATTTATGAAAATATGTTTATTGCAAACAACATCCGGATCCATACCTCTACGAATACATTCGACTATTATAAGGTCTGGTAGTTTATATCCATCATCCGTCTCAGACATACAGCCGCAAAATAACTTAATCTTGGGATTCATGTCTTGTTCGTGCAAAAAATCCAAAAAGGCCTTTATAGTTACGCACCACTGTTTTCTATATGAATTACGATTCATGTTTATAACTACAAAGTCATCCTTATCAAATCCAAAACTCTCCTTGGCCTCGTCGCGTGGAATATCAACAAATCTTTCAAAGTCCACGCCGTGTGGAAGGACACTGACCTTACTTTCTTCAAACTGAAGATCTTCAACCAAATGCCTTTTCCAACACTCCAAAAATACCCATATAATATCTGGGTTATGCCGTTTCAGTGTATCATAATATGAAAGTGATTCCCAGGGGTATACAATATCCAAATATACATATTTACTGGGAGGCATGTGTTGAGCGGGAATCATATCCATAATCATCGTGCATACGGGCAAATCGTTATATAAAAATAGAATGTCGGGTTTTTCCTTGATGATGGTGGGTACAATACCCTTATCTCCAAATCCCTTTGGTGATTCAGGATCAATCTCAATTGCATCGTAAAACTTTATTCGCGGATCAATAAACCTATCCTTAATACCCTGGTTTGGATAATTCTGAAAAGCATAATAAACAACCTCAATTCCCGGAAGATTTGCGAGATAGTTTGTTATTTTATTTGCCACTCTTGCATACCCCGTCCCCTGATTTACGTGTGTGCTCATAAAAAATACTTTCATGCCCTTTATTTTCTAATATAGAAGATTTAATCCTTATATGCTTTTTGGAATATACGGGTTTTTTGCTCTTCTTGTCGCTTTTGGTGACACGCTTCTTGGGCTCCTTGTAATCCATGGAATATATACTTTGTGTATAACTGTTTTTCGGCTCTGCGTTCTATGACATATTGTACCCAGGGCTGTCGTCTTAGGTACTCTACATCCTTAATTTTAAATCCCACATACTTATCAAGCAGGTGTTGAAATTTGACGTAATCGTCTATTTTGGAGTCGGGCGTACAATGTATATATATCTCACTTGTATTTCCGGATATAAAAAAGTTAATTTCCTTCCGACACACAGGACAGGTATGATTACCACACTCTTGGTACCAATGGATAATACATTGATAACAAAAGGAATGACCACAAAAAAGTTTACATTTTGCCTGCGATGTGTAACACACCGGACATTCCATACAATTTAAATGGTTGTATTATTTAAGCCTCGTCTTCGTCAACGAGAGACTCGCTTTCAGATTCTTCTTCGTCGCCTTCTGAATATACAAAATTTTCATCTTCGCTATCATCCACAAGATCATAACCATTGGCAGTCTTTACATACAATTCAGTGTCTTCCAGATTTTCTGTGTCGTACCAACCACACAAAGATTCCCTAGGTACAGTTGTAATTTCGTCTTCAAAATTATACAAACTACTCTTAACTCTTCTTAAAAATCGTACTCCAACCTCTTGGTGATTGTTAGGGTCTGGAGTTTCCAGTTTTGCAATCTGAATAGTGTCGTCTTCACATTGAACATCAACGATCATGTCTTTATAAACGAGTATTTAAATCTTTAATAATATTAATGTTCGGACCGGCGAAGCCAAATGACGCTGTCATGTTTGACATAGATGATACTCTTATATGGAGAGACGGACGACCAAATACACCGATCATTGATCTTCTCCATAAAATGAGGAGGCTTGGATATAAAATTATTATTATTACAGCCAGACCCGGATTTGAGGAGGTTGTCAAATGGACAGTCAAACAACTTGAAGAACATAAAATAGTGTACGACTATCTAGGATTTACGAGTGCATCAACGAAAACTCTCATGAAAAGGAAACTAGGTTACAATTTTGTACTATCTGTGGGTGATTTGCCAACGGATTGGACAGATTCACCGTACTATATTAACACCGACCCTAACATTTCCAATGCTTATCACAATTATGGCACGTAACAAAAGTCGTCATGGGTTCATCTGCGGATCGTGTCTGTAATTGATAATATGAGGTCTTCTTTGACTTGCAGCGAGCACAAGTGAAAAACCCATCTTCTACAACATCTTTTGCGTTATATGACCTTCTGAGATCCCTAATGATCTTTATTTCTTTCTGTTTCGCATAGGGTCCATCTGGCCATAAATCATCGGGTTTCATATCTATAACATCCTTTGATTTGACGCGCCTGTCAGTAATCCAATCCTTGAGTACAGGTGAATTCTTAATGTTGTACTGAAGCTGGAGAAACTTGTGTTTATAAATATCAACAAACTTCCAATTCTCCCAACTTGGAACGTCAATATCTTCGTACCTCTTAATTGCGTAGTTTAATATACTTTTCTCGAGATTGATGCATACAGTATCAGTGACCGGAATCTCGAGGAGAGTTGAAAGTTTGTCAACGACAAATTGACGCGTGGGGTTTTCCATCTTATTCTATAATTTTATAACACTTTTAAGTGACTTAGGGCAGGGGAAGACCCTTGTAAGGATTATTTCGTTTGCAATCAGCCATATTCTCAGGGGAACAGGTGTCAAAAAACTGACCAGTTCGGCGCATTGGGTTGGTGTCTACCAAACCATAACGGTACGCCGACTGTGCTGGTCTATATTTTTCAGCCACCTGGACAGAAACAATGATCAGCGTAAGAGAGATTAATACTCCAAGAGCAATCCAAGACCCCCTCTGGACGTTATTCATTTATATTGTATAAATATTTTTTTATCAATTCATTCCATGACGAAAAGGGCGATTTTAATACGAGAGACGCTCGGTGACATAACAGAAATAGATCTGAATATAGAACCACACAAAAATGAAATTTTCAAGATAATCGGAGGACCACCGACATTTATCGGACAGTGGCCAGAATTGGATGTGGTCATAATGAAATCGCAGTGTGGAGAAATTATCAATAAAAATAAATTACCAACTCCATTTGACACCGAAAAGGTTAATGGAGCAATATTACTTGTAAGGATGGATGAAGAATCTGAACACCAGGATTTTACTCTTGCTGAATACCTACGCTTTATTAGCGGGAACAAAAGCATCTCCACTTAGCACAGCGTTACAATACTTCATGGCAAGTTGAAAGTGAATATATGCCCAATCTGCAGGACTAGTCATGGTTGGTGTACCATCTAATGGGTTGCTGTTAACTAATCCAATAATATCAGCCTTTCCACCCATAGTCACCTTGGCCATTACTTCACCAACCTCCTTTAACCACATCACATGCTTTTCATTTTTGCAATCAAAGTTCTTAACAAATTCAGACATTTTTATATTAACTTGGATTCTTTTCTATAAGTAAACGCGCACTTGGATCAGTCACCGTAGTCCATTTTGGTCTCCAAATCTCTGATATGAGATGGTCATTTTTAATTCCGTAATACATCCAGAAAACTTCACGGTAATAAGCTTCCTCATTCGTGAGAGGAATATTGTGTTTACACATATCTCGTGTTTGTGGATGCCGTGTAAGCATATTCATGACGTTTTCGTCGTTAGACTCCGTGTATTTCCTAATAGCCCCGACCCACCCCTCTCCGACCGCATCACTCATCCCGTCTTTTTGTCGCCATAGCACTTCATCGGGGAGATATCCTTTGAAGGCTTCTCGGAGAATCTCCTTCTCAATTTTTGTCACTTTCAATGTTTGATTCATTTCCATACAACATTGAATAAAATTTTTATCAAGGAATGGAACAATGAGATCAAGTCCGTGTGCACCCGCACACCTATCCGCTCTCAATCCATCAAATTGGTGAATAAGATGAAGTCGTCTCATATTTTCACAGGCAAATGCGTCAACACTTGGTGCGTTATGAAAGTAGAGATATCCACCCAAGATCTCATCACTCCCCTCACCAGAGAAAATATACCTACAATCTGTATTTTCTTTGATGTATTTACAAAGAAGCCACATAGGTGTGGAAGCCCTGACAGTTGTGGTATCGTAAGATTCAAGAGACCGAATGACATCATTAATGCTTTGAAGCCCTTCCTCAACTGTAAAGGTCACTTCTGTGTGATCAGTAGCGAGGAAATCCGACACTCTACGAGCAGCTTCCAGATCTGGGCTCCCCTCAAGACCAATGGAAAATGTCCTAATTCTGCCAATTTTACGAGCTGCAATAGCCGCAATGAGACTACTGTCTAAACCACCCGAAAGGAGAAATCCCATTTCACGATCTGTATTATCTAGGCGCATATGTACAGCATCTTCAAGGGAATGACGAATCTTCTCTAGATTTTTTGTTGTAGAAAATTTATGAATATTCCAGTATCCTGTGTAATAACAAATAAACCTATCTACGTAAGAATCATAAAAATGACCAGGGGGGAAAATGTGAATAGGAGTCTTCAAAAATAAGAGTGCCTTGGCTTCGCTCGCAAAGGCAATTGAATCGTTGGCATACCGAGTATAGAACATTGGTCTCACACCAACAGGGTCCCTTGCCGCAAGAAGGCGTTTACCATCTGTGTATACCATTGCAAAATCGCCATTTATAGACCTGATGGTGTTCTCAATTCCAAGGGTGTGAATAAGATTCATTACAACTTCGCAATCACTTCGGCTCTTCTCTTCACCGCTACGAAAAGACCGATGATTGTATATTTCACCATTACATACAAACATACGATTAGGTCTCACAAACGGCTGCATACCTGCATCGGATAGATCATTGATTGCTAGGCGGTAGTAATCCATCTGACATTTACCCATTGTCTCCCTGCGATAATTGTCCGGTCCACGATGAGTAAGGAGATCCCTGGGAACATCTCGTTTCTCACCAAAAAGTGCGACAATACCACACATTTTCTATTTATCTATTATCTCATTTAATTTTTAAGTTGAAGTCCAAAAGTTCCCTATACTTATCCTCATCCGCGTGGCCATCCCACTCCTGACCAGAGAAAGAGATAATTTGTTGTTCCTGACCGTCCGGAAGATAAGCAAAATTTGTCACGCATATGAAAGACACATTCATTCGCATAGCCATTTGTTCAATGTTTTCATATTCAAATTCTTCAAGTGCTAAGTAATCCCTCAATTCGGCTGGTGTTCGTTTTTTGATACCCGTTTTACTCACGACACGCGCATATCTATTGGACATATCCATATTTGGCCAAAATCCATGCCTCGATCTAAAGTGTGCGACGTAATTAACAAATGTATCGGCAGTCTTTGTATCCTGAAAACAAACAAATCTCGTTTTCTTATTTGGGTCAACAACACTCAAATAAGTTTTTGTGGGTTTCATGAGAATTAAATGATAAGTGGGTATTGTCATCTTAAATAATTTGTGAAAAAAAACCTTAACTAATGTATATATGAACTTTCCAAAAACAGCTGGACAATGTCGGTACCTATTAGAACTTAGGTCATCAAAACCTATAATCATTGGTACGGGTCCAGCTGGGACAGGTAAAACAATGTTAGCCTGTCAAATTGGCATTGATCATATAAATGAAGCAGTTGGGCGTAGGAATAAAGTAATCCTAACCCGACCAATAATATCGGCTGACGAAGATATGGGATATCTTCCTGGTGATATGGATAAAAAGATGGAACCATGGACAAAGCCAATGTTTGACATATTTGAAAAATACCTCTCCCATAACCAGATGGATCGTTGTATAATAATTGAACCACTTGGCTATATGCGTGGAAGAACATTTGAAAATACTGTGATTATAGCCGATGAAATGCAGAATAGCACGCAAAATCAAATGAAGATGCTTCTCACTCGCGTGGGGGAAAATACAAAACTGATTGTGACCGGTGATTTGGAACAATCGGATTTAAATGAAGAAAATGGACTCACATTACTCACACGAAGGATTCGGGGATTAGATCTCAAGTATATTACACACGTTGAAATGGGTGAAGGTGACGTCGTGAGACACCCAGTAGTAAACGAGGTACTTAAAGTATTAAATGTTTAATTTGATATATGAAAACAATAGCCATAGCTCTACCCGGACGAGAATATTCGGGGTCATTTCTTAAAAACTGGTCACAGACTCTCATTTTATTGCAACAAAAGGGCTACAGACTTGTTATGCTCAACGAATATGAAAGTTTTGTTCCATTTTCTCGTATGAAGACCCTTGGTCTAAGTACTTTGAGAGGAGCCACACAAGTACCATTCAACGGGGAACTGGATTATGATGTATGGCTCACCATCGATTCGGATATATTCTTTACACCCGACCAAGTTATAGAGCTTATTGAAGATGTTGATAAGTATCCGGTCGTCTCAGGTATCTATCGCATGACCGACCTTAAACACTATGCAGCCGTCCGTGAATGGAACATGGACTACTTTAAGAAACATGGGTCCTTTCAATTCATGAATCAAAAAGACCTGGATAAATGCAAAAAGTATACCAAGGTTGCATATAACGGCATGGGGTTTTTCGCGTGTCGAAAGGGGGTTATAGAAAACCTCCGCTATCCCTATTTTCATTATCCACTCCTTGAGACGGAAGTTGAAGGAAGGGTAATAAGAGAAATGTATTCGGAGGATGTTGCTTTCTGTAAAAATCTCAAAGACGCCGGCTATTCTATAATTATAAATACAAAACTCCGTGTAGGACACGAGAAAATGCTTGTAATTTAAATAATTGAACGCCTATTCCGGAGTTAATCGCGAAAATGAGCCACCGTGACGAGTTATAGGTACTTTGTTATTTTTGTTATTTTGGACATCGTGGTTGAGAAATCTTACCCTTTTTTCCAAGTCGTGTATTCTCTGAACAACTAGGGAGTGTTCATTTTTGTAATTTTCATACTCTACCAGTAATTGTTTATGTTTATCATACCATTCGTAAATTTCTTGGACCTCTTCATCTATGTTCGCGTATTTATCAACAATCTTATAATTGAATGGCATTTCCCTAATATCTGTGGCAATTTCGTCGAGTTTTAGTTCGATGCCATCACATGCATCTTTTATCTCGGCGTGAACCACACTCATTCCTAAGTGTGACTGTCATTTTATTTTCAATAGACTTCTCGGTTGCGCCACATATCACCATAATCATTAGTCCCGGGTAAATCGGAATTATCAGCACCCTTTGCGTTGTTGTATTTACATTTAATGAATTTATGCTGTCCAAATTGAATATGTTCATCTGACGTATGCTGACCAATCGTACACTTTTCTGGGTGTGCACGAATATAATCAATAGACGCATTCATGTACGCACCGGGTCCAGTTGGATATAGACAATCCAAACCATAATGCCTATGTTTGATATTCCATAAAACGAGATCAACCATCTTCTTAGATATGTCGTGTTTTGGTATCGAACCTATAAATGCTGTATACATACACATCTGATTTGGTGGACAATCAACGCTCGTATAGTACTCTTTATTCATAGAAGAAAGTGTTTCTATTGACTGAAGACAAACCTGTCGGATGTCAGAATACCACCCACCTTCATTGTATAAGATTAAGTGGCGCATTAAATCACATTTGTAGGAATATGGTTTAATTGTGTTAAATGCTTCGAGTATCTCATTGTCATAGTGCTCTTTGATATATTTTACACAATCATCACCGGAATATATTTTAACTTTGTACCCGGGGTTCATTCGATAAAATGTCTCAAGAGACTTTTTCATACCATCTGGTAATTTGGGCATTTTCCCACCGTCAACTATAATAATTTTATGTATTACTCTTGGTATCATACGTATACCACATTATAATGTTTATATTTTAAGTAGTTAAGGAAAAGATGTAATTGATATTTAAATGATCGTTGATGGTTTTACATTCTATAATGAATTTGATATTTTGAAAAAAAGACTTCGTTATCTTTCACCGATTGTTGATAAGTTTATTCTCGTAGAATCAACTGTCACACATCGTGGCGAACCAAAAGAATTACTTTTTGAAAAGAACAAGGAAATGTTCTCTGAATGGATTGATAAGATAATACACGTTATTGTACAAGATAACCCGGAGGGTGATGACCCGTGGAAACGAGAAAATCACCAAAGAAACTGTATCTCTCGCGGTCTCGAAGGTATCAGTGATCAAGCACTTATTATGATATCAGATGTTGACGAGATTCCGGATCGGGATTTTATTAAACTACCCCCGGATGTTGAGGCATGTTCATTCAATATGACAGCATTTCAATACAACTTTAAATATATACAAGAACAGGAGCCATGGTTTGGAACCGTACTTGCAACAAGGTCTCTCCTAACGAAAATAACTCCACAGCAATTGAGAAATCATAGATGGCGAATGCCATTTTACAAAAACGCAGGGTGGCATCTTTCATCATTCGGAGACGAAGAATTTGTCGCAAATAAGATATATAATTTCGCTCATTGTCACGATGAAAGTTCATTGAACAAAAACGTTGACACATATAGAGAATATATAAAAGAGGGGTTAATGACAGACGGAAAATATAAACTTGTAAATACACCCCCAGAAATATACGAAAGCTTACCCGCCGAAATCAAAATCTAAGTATAATATAAATGTCTGCCGCAACTGCAACCCAGAAGGCAAGTGCTATGTATGAAAGGGCAAAAGACATTACCTCGGGTAAAATTGATCTTGAAGTTTCGGGAAAGACTGTAATGGGTATCATTATTCTTGGAGTTGTCTATGTGATTATTTCATCAATCGGGATGAGTATCTATTCCGAGTGTGAAGATATGAAGGATAAGCCAATACAAAAAAATCTCAACAAGTATCTCGCTGCAACTCTCACTATTGCACTCACCATTCCATTCACCCTCTTGGTCACAAAGTTTGTGAAGAATGAAGGTGCCGTGTTTACACTCATCTACTCCGTCATGGGTCTTGTTGGCAGCGCGGCCGCTCTCAATTGGGCTGTCAGATGTGAAAATGCCAAAAATAGCGAAAAGAATTTCGCCATTGCAACCACGGTATTCTACACATTGACTCTCTTGCTTTCACGGTTTTTAATGAAACCGAAGAAGATTGCCACAAATTATTAAATTGTATGATTTCAGAAGAATGAAACCAATTGTATATAATATTTACATTCTCATGATGCTCTTGTCCTACGTAATGCGTAGGACAGGAACATTTACAATGGAGGAGAAGGTACGAATGTTGGAATTTATAAGTAAGATGGCATGTGACCCAAACCATAAAGTGTCATTAACGCAAAGAGTACCATAAAACCGCGTCCAGTATCACGCGTTGCGTATCTTTCAAATTGTTCTTCGTTAAGTTTTTCGTCGGCATTTTTCATGCTCATTACTACAAATACACATGACATAACACCAAGTGCGGCAGTTGGTATGGACGCAATTTGTTGTGGAATATTTAGTCCAGTCAAAAAGGCATTCGATCCACCGAGTATAACACCGTACATAGAAGCACGACCATTTACAGCTTCTGCAAAATCAAGAGTACTCCTTTTTTTTGCATAAGTCACAAGTTTACGCGTTGGTCGCGTTGGTCGCGATGGGCGAAACCCTACACGAGTAAATGTTGGTTGTTTTAGAGACGAGATCATTGTATTTTATCTTGATTTTTCTCGTTTTCTTTAACCAGGATTTTGTTTAGAATGTACAATTGAAGAATCAAACCAAGTGTCGTATATGCCACCATAAAACTCATTCCATGTTTTCTGGACTGGTAGACGAGCCAGAGGGAACTTGCGAGGAGACTCAGGAGAATGGCGCTTTTGGATTTCTCATCCAGTTCATCAGAACGAATATAGTCTTGATACATCTGAATGAAACCTATACCAAAGGCAAACGCTGCAACCACGTTATTTACTTCCATTTATAATATACACTAAGATTATAAAATGGAAGCGATCTTAGAAAAATTCGGCGGTAAAATTGACGCCAAAAGTGTTATTGTGTTGGTTGAAGACATCAAGCGGGAGTACTTGGGTGACGGACTCCAGAAGGAAGACATCCCACCAATCGTCGCCAAGTTAATGATTAATGTTTCCAAGTTTAATAAACTTGAGGGTCCACAGAAAAAGAAGTTGGTCATTGCGATCCTCAATCATCTCATTGGAGAAATTGATGGCGATCAGACACAAGACAGCGAATTTGAACTTGTCCTTAAGGCTATGGTTCCAGCCATGGTTGATGGTTTTGCTGGTATGCTTAAAGCTAAAGATGCTATTGGCAAGCTCTTTAGCTGTTGTTTGAAGGGAAAGTAAGATAAGGATTTGAAAATATAATAATGTAGAATGAAATTCCCCCCATTGGAGGTTATCATTCAATACGGTCTATATACCGTAAAAGAACTGGAAAGGTTTTCGAGGGGTCTTGTACCGAAAAAAAAGAACGTCATCATTCTTAACGAGTGCGATAAGTGTGCATTCGTCTACGCGGGTTCTACCTGTAATAATTGTTGTTGATATGGGTTATTACGTTGTCAAAAGTCGTATGACAAAAAAAGATGTAGAAGCGAAAAGTGACTCAAGTGTATGCTCGGAGAGACGTCTCATCAAACAGCTTCGGAGGGAGTGTTTGAAGAGTGGGAATAAACCACACCAGTTTCAGAGTTGGGTACATAGGAAATATGGAGAACTTGTAGTTGAACGAAAGACCTGTTATGGTCACGGCAATTCACTTCCATGTGTTCTATGTAGAAAGGCTATTGAGAAGGTTGGTTTAAAATGGGTGGCCCACGACGGGGACGATTGGATATATAGTAAAAAAACAGGTGATCTACCGCCGTCTATTCCAACAAATAAACAAAGTAGACAATTAGGTTTTAGGCGCGATAACCAATCCAAGCGCTGACTCCAAATCATTGTGATTTCTTTTTAGAGGTTTATTCCTCTTTAGTTTTAGTGAATTATTAGACGACGTTGCATTCTTTATTTCATCCATCTTTTTTGTGTTTGAAACAATGGGTATAACATTTTCAACGACCGGGGTTGTCTCTATAGGTTTGGATTTAGTAACATCTTTTGTAAGATTTCCCCTAAATTCCTCTATTGTCATGCTCCCACCAAATTCCTTTAATTTAAATCTATCGGGGGCACACTTTACAGGACTACTTTGATTATACATTCTTCGCCGCATCATAATTATATTTCCACATACAATACCACCCCTACAATCACCAAATTTATCTATTGCATGGGATTTTACACAACTCCACGAACAGTAGTTGCCAGACGTGTAAAATTTGTTTCTTCGTTCGTCATAACGACAGGGCATAGCTAGAGGCTCACCCTCAAATGGGTGACAGCACCACCAACACCAAGACATGTAGTAATTTTTTATTTACTCTTTAAGTGCTTCGTAAAGATTACCAGCTATGGTTATTCGAGGTCCGTCTACCTTTTGTTCTTCGACACGGTGTAACATTATATTCGGAAAAATGATAAGTTGTCCTTCTTTAACATCCGCGGCTATTTCATCTGCAAATGACGGAAGTACTTCCAATTCTTTACAACCAAAAGGTGAGGCGGGATTTATAAATATGAGTTTGGCATCTTTTTGGTGATCATATTTCGCAAAGTATACAAAACTAAAAAGTATATGCAAGCCATTGTCATAATCCCCGTGCCAGTGCAATTTCTGACTATGCCCCTTTTTATAAATATTTATCCAATAGTCGTCACCCATACCCAAATTTAAATTCATGTCAACATCAAGCATATTCATCATAATTTTAGAATGTTCAAGTACTTCTTTTTTCAACGAGGGAGACGCAAATGGTATTTCTTCCCGGGAACCATTTCCACCCTCGGATGAAGTCAAACACGACGCATTCCATTCATTTGTCTCCTTTATACCCTTGAAGTTATGTATATCTTGTAATATTACACTGTTCCCTGGTATATTACATGTATATACAGGAAATCCATAGACATGGGTTATCATTGTTATGCCTTTTTATAAAAATTACCGGAAATTGTCACGCGTGGTTCGGTATTGGTATGCGTAGAAACTCGATGAGGTAATATACTTGGAAAAATTATTAAATCACCTTCTTCAACATCCATAATAATTTCGCGTTTGTAACATGATAATTTTTCAAGTTTTTTACATGGTGTTGGTGGCGTTGGATTCACAAAAATAAATTTTGCGTCTTTTACTGGATTATATTTGGCGAAGTATGCAAAACTAAATAAAGGATCTGCCTCACCTTCATGATTTGATGTATGCATATGGGTTTCCTGACAATGACCCTTCTTGTACATATTTACCCACATATCATCACAATAAGTACAATCAATCGTTGTGCATTCGGGGAGTTTAATCCCGAGATCTATATCAACATTGAGTTTCGAAATTAGATTTTTCACGTGTTTCGTAATTTCATCTTTAACGATTTTAGAACGAAATACATTTGATTTATCTTTAGTGGATGAAGTGAGACAATTTGCTTTCCACGGAGAGAGATAATCCAATTTTACATTATCCTTTATTTCCTTATAAATTATTTCCTTATTGGAAACTTTGGTTATATATATAGGAAATCCATAGATATAAGAAATCATATATATATAGGGGTGTTATCTTTTTTAATCAGTTTTACGAATAAACTTCATCACAGCGTCAAGTTCTGCTTGAGTCATTTTTGGAAGTTCTGGATCATCCGTGTCGGCTTCGTAGTCTTCAGGTTTTCTCATCGTCGCAATCCACACGCCCGCGGCAATAACAATGGCGGCAAGTAGTAATAAAACTTTATTTCTATTAGCCCCCTTCATTTATATTATACTACATTTTTTATCCCCTGTATCTCCTGGGTGGTGGTGGTGCGGGTGGCCCTCCTTCTCCACCAGCGACAAGTAATAACACTAGAAGCATAACACAACACGACACAAGTATACCACTGCCAACTATAGCAACTCCACGATCACTAAGACCGGTGCGAGAGGCCACTGTTGCCAGTGGTCCTGGTAACGATGAACGCGTCCCGGGACGGCCTACGGCCTTTTGTGTGCCTGGCGATGGACTCCCACCTCCCGATGGAGATGGAGATGGAGATGGAGATGGACTTCTGCGCCCACTTCTAGCAGCGGCAGCTCTTCTTCTAGCGGCGGCGGCATCGGCAGCTCTTTTTCTAGCGGCGGCGGCATCGGCGGCTCTTTTTCTAGCGGCGGCTTTGGCGGCGTCTTTCTTACGCTGTTCAGCTTCAAAGTTAATATTACACGCCTGAGCAGCCTTAAGTCCGGCGGCCGCTCGTATATTGTCCAATTTCATCACCTGCGTACAAATGGCCATCTTATTTGCACATGAAGTAATTCTCGTATTTGGTTCGAAAACATCACCCGCGCATATACCCGGGACTAAACAATCCGCATTACCAAATAGACCCGATGCAGAAGACAGGCCAGTTCTTTGAACGTCTCTCAAACCCTGCAAAATTTCTTTACAACCGGCCCAGTTTGAATGTCTCTTACATCTTGCTATAAATCCAGAATCGGCTACATTAATACACTTACACTTTGGGTCTGTGCGATGCCTTTGACAATATTGAATTGCCTTGACCTTAGCTGCAGCTTCACCAAGTTTACCTTGGAGCATCTTATAACAAGTCCGACCGTCGTGGTGGACTTTGTGACGCAAGCGATTTACATTTGAACAATAACCATTATCATAGTACCCCCCAACGCGAACACCAAAAATGAGTTGATTATATACACTGTTGCCACCCTGACCACCGACAAGATTTTCTCTTCTTCTGGACGCGTTCACCATTGTACCCGAATTGTCATGATAATGGCACCAAAACGCACCGGGAGCATTGCTGAAACGACCCCTCAATCTCACGTGATCATGTCCCGTAACATTTACAGGTATGCCCTTGATATATCTAGCACCTGAACAGGGGTGACCCCTAGACCCCCTTGCGTATTGGATGTGTCGCCCACATGCACTTGCGCAGTGGAAACGTGTACGTCTTCCTCTACCCTTATGTGCACCTTCGTGAAAGTCTCCCTTACAATGTCTATCCCAACTTGAATATTTTCTACCATCGTGGTGACCGTGACATCCCCGTGTCCTGTGATAATCGTCACCACTCTTCCATGCAGCTGCGGCGGCCCAGGGCATATTTAATATTACTTATATTTTTTTTATAAGTTCAATCAATTTTTCCCTGTCAAAAAGTGGCTCTCCCTCGTCCGACGCGCCCTTATCGGCTTCCTCAAATATTTTACGAATCAAATCCTTATCTTTTGTCATTTCAGAAACACTTGACATGACAAACATTGAATCTGGTTCATTTGTTTTGTTTATGTATTCAATTATCGCTTCTTTAGTCTGAGCAAGGTCATATTTTTCATCAATTCTCCTGTTACGCAAAAACATCATGAGGCCAATAATTCCAATCAGCAAAATAAAGAAGGGAAGGATTCGTTTTGTTCGAATCATTTAATTTATACCAAGGTTTTTTTACATGCTATCAAATAATTCTATAAGTGCTTCTCTTTTCTGTTCTTCCGCGAGTTTAAAAGATTTCTTTATTTTTGAATCATCATCTGTCAATTTTGCAGCCGCTGTCATTACCAAAAGAGAATCAACCTGAGTCTCGCTATTTAGGTGCTGCATGATTTGAGACTTGTCCATTTCATATTTTTCAATTTGCTTGGTGGATGCTCGTTTTTTGTAAAGCCATATGATTACAATAACAATAGCTATGATAAGCATCGCCTGGTTGAGTCCCATATTCATTTTAATTTTATATCATATTTTTTTTCTGGGTATATTCCAAATATACCAGGATGGGTGCCTCCAAATCCAAAATGGTTGTTGAAACAAATATTGTAAACGAATCAGTTTTCAATGCAATTTCTAGGAGCGAGAACGCCGTTTCCGCGTCTGTGCTTACAGTTCAGAATATGTCAGTTAGTGGTGTTACAGCTTACTGTAATTTGGATATATCACAAAAAATTAATGCCGATATTAAAGTTTTGCAAAAGTTTGATGAGAAATCTACAACAGACCTACTCAATAAGATTATGAACGACATAGAAAAAAAGGCCAAAAACGAAACCAAGCAAAAGACTGGATTTATGAATCCAATACCAAACTTTTCAAGCAAGGTGTCTGAAACAAAGACGAATATCAAAAATAAAGTTTCAAAGACTATCACAAATGAAACTTTAAACACACTTGCTGCCAAAGTTATTAACAGACAGAAGTTGGTCACCAAGAATCTCATTATTGACCCACTTGGTCTCTCTGTATACAAATCGTTGGGTGTACCTCCCCCGGTAGAGCTCATGAAAGAACTCAGAAACACTAAATGTAAAATTGGTCAGGATGCCCAAATAAGGTTTGTCGCTGAACAAATTGGTAGCAAGATTACCGAAATCATTAACAAAGATGAAAGCGCTCAAAAATTGAAAAAGGAAGTTTTAAATAAGACTAAACAAGAAACTCAGGGTGTAGGTGAAGCTGTTGCGGACGGTGCCAAGGGTATAGGTGCGGGTATTAGCAGCGCGTTCAAGGGCATGACAGGTCCATCCATGGTATCAGGTCTTGTCTCGTCTGTGTGCTGTGGCGCCATCCTCGCATTTGGAATGTCACCAGCTGGTCAGAAACTTTCCCAACAAGCAGGTTCCAAGGCCCTTAAGCGTTTCTAGTTTAAAGATATAAAGATCCTTTAATTTAATGATTCTGAGTATCGATGTCGGTATTCGGAACTTAGCAATATGCTTGCTCAATGAAACAAATAACCTCGTGGAGGAATGGGATGTCTCCGGTGTCCCACCCGAACATAAAGATGGTATCTATGTCTCATTGAGAAAACACTTAGATGAAAGACCCTGGGTCCTAACGGCTGACACCATTCTCATAGAAAAACAGCCAGACCGCAATAAGAAGATGATATCTGTAATGCATTTCCTCCATGCATATTTTATAATTAAGTGTCCTCGAGCTGAAACAATCATCTATGATGCGCGCCATAAGATCCCGGATGTTGCAGGACCTGGGAAGTCGCAATATCTCAAGAGAAAGAAAGTTGCAATTCAAAGATGTGAAGAGTTCATTCGCTCGGGACCCATAAATGCCCATTGGTTGGATACATTTCTTAAGTCTAAAAAGAAAGATGATCTTGCGGATACTGTCATGCAAGCTCTTAGTTTTGTGAATAGAGTAGAAGTTAAAACTACAAAGAAGACCAAAAAGTCTACAAAATTAGTAGCTCGTAAACCCAACGACAACCAAAAGAGGACAAAATATTCAAAGTCAAACCTGGCGTGGATTTACCTAAACAAAGTTGAATGCGAATGCCTTGAAAATAATAAACGATTTATGAAAGACCTGAAAAGGTACTACCGTGATATTGATGACCTAGTTAAGGATTTGAGGGGAACTAATAATTAGAATACAATGCAACAAGATGTCTTGGACCATGGATTTGTACGATTGGTTGATCACATGCCGCAACAAGATTTGGACACCTCAATCGTCCAAGCCGCAAGAGTTTCATATGGCGACGGAACAAAAACTTCCCGAGGAGACCGAGGACTCATCCGATACCTGCTTCGCCATTGGCACACGACGCCTTTCGAGATGGTGGAATTCAAGTTCCACATCAAGATGCCCCTCTACGTCGCCCGACAACATTTTCGACATCGAACAGCCTCAGTCAATGAACTATCCGCCCGCTACTCCGTCGTACCGAAACAGTACTACAACCCGGGGATTTTAAGGGGTCAGTCTAAAATAAATAACCAGGGTTCGGATGGTATTATTGAAATTGACGAAGAAAAGACTCAAGAAATTGACAAACATTTAGAATATTCTTTTGATTTATACGAGAATCTCTTGGAGACTGGTGTATGCCGTGAGCAGGCAAGGGGCAATCTTCCACAATGCACATATACTGAATTTTATTGGAAGATCAATCTCCATAATTTGATGCACTATCTCCATCTTCGTATGGATTCTCATGCCCAGAAGGAGATCCGCGACTATGCGAATGCCATATATGACCTTGTACAACCCCTCGTCCCAGTGACGATGGAAGCTTTCAAAGACTTTAGAGTTAACGCAATGCATCTTACGGGACCCGAAATTGAGGCCATCGCAAAGCACGGCGGTGACCCCACCTCAATTAATAGCCCAGGTGAGAGACGAGAGTTTGAGGAAAAATTAAAGATTTTAAACTTAAAAAATAAATGTCCTTAGAATGTAACAACGAAAGATGTTTTCAATTACGACCTCCACTACTTTTGCATCGAATACCAAACGTTTGAGGAAGTTTGGTAAGAAAATGAAGAAACAAAATGATACGGATGTTGGTAAGATTCGGGAAAAGTTGGCAGACATTTCCCGCGACGAACAAAGACGTGTCAAGGAAATCTTCAGGGAACACCAGGAATTTTTCAAGGGTTCTCCAAAGACAAAGAAGGAAGAAATTTCCATAGATTTTTATGAAAAGTAAATATAGATATGATACTACCATTTATAATAATCATATTTTGTATTATATGCACAATAACAAAAAAGAAAGATGAAATGCATATAATACATAAAAGTGTATTAAATAGGAATTTATGTGAAAATGTAATAAAAGTTTCAAAAAAGTACGAATTAGATGATTATATGGACGAAGTTGACGGAAAGCCCGCGAATCAGATAGATATTTATGACGATGATGAAAGTAATCCAGTTTTAAATAAAGAATTATGGGATATTTGTAAAAATATTTACGATGTTCACATTAAAAAATACCAACCAAAACCACCCGGTTACATATTCTTAAGGAAATATACCCCAGATGAACGTTTTTCTTTACCTATCCACCTAGATGAAAATAAAACGACGGTATCATTTCTCATATCGTCTAAAAAAGATTGTGAAGGTGGAGAATTATATCTATTTGATCGTAAAACATCCAGGGAAAATAGACGTGTTAACTTTGAAACGACGCGCGGAAAACAGGAATTTTTAAATAAATTCAAAAAACTACCTATTGTAGATTACGACCAGGGTGATATGATTTCTTATAGTGGGGATCATCATTTACATGGTGTTCTTCCAGTTACAAAAGGTTTTAGATATGCTATGTGTTTTTTCTTCGACTGATCTTGACACGGAACGTAAGCCAGATTGTAAGTGCAATAAAAGCCAGCCCCAACGGCGTGTCATTAAACTCAAATGCCATTAGGGCACTCATTAAACTATACTGAACCGTGCGTATTTCTCGTCTTGTTTTAGAGATGGACCTCCTTATGACTGCTCTGCCTCTTTCCAGACCCAGAACAGCCTTACTTATATTGCGTATTTTTGTTGGCATCTCGGCCGTATTTGTAATCGCCCTTTGAATATCAATTGAGTCTACAAATTGTTGTTCTATCATTGGCTCCAAGTATGTGAGATAGTTGAACTCTGGATCTAATTGTACACATATACCCTCAATAAGGGAGAATGATTTGGCTAAATATACAAAACTCGTGGGGACCATGAACGGCTTTTCAGCTGCAAGTTTCGATGCCACGTCATCGTTTAATATATTTGAAGCATTAAGGGTTTCGAGATAATTCAAAATTGTTTCAAAAAAGATTTCAATATCCGAAAGGTCGGAACTCATAGGTATTATGACACCAAGATCTACAAGAATTTGAACAATTCCTTTTGTGTCCTTTTCTATTATACAACCAAAAAGTTGCTTGAAACCTTCTCGGAGTTCTTCCGTCAGGTATATTGTGATCCCAAAATCGTAGAATACCAATTTACCGTTAGATGAAAACCCCAAGTTACCTGGATGGGGATCCGCGTGAAAAAGACCATTGTCCATAGTCTGTATCACATAAGAATTTATAAGGGCTTCGCATACTTTTTTTCTATTTATATTGGGATCTGAGAGTTCTAATAATTTTTCGGATTCAACATATTCCATGACAATGGTGTTTTCTGTACAAAGTTTTCTGTATACCTTTGGGACTTTAACCCACTTTATACCTTTCATACTCTTTCTAAATCTCACTGCATTATCAATTTCCTGTTTATAATCCGATTCGCCCAAAAGATACTCAATTGATTCATTGAGAACAAACTCCGAGCTATTCCCGGTGTCAATTCCAAATTGTTCCAAAAAACGCACAATTTCTCTAACATTATCTGTATCTTCCTTCATAGTCTCGTAAATATTTGGTCTCTTTACCTTGACAATAACATCCTTTCCATTTTTTAAGGTTGCTTTGTGAACCTGACCAAGACTCGCAGACTTGAATGGCGTCGGTTCAAAATAATCAAAAGAATCTAAATTTACAACATTTTGTACAACGTCAAATCCCACTGGTGGTACATCGTCTTGGAGTGATTCCAACTCTTTTGTAAACGCGGGGTCATACAAATCGGCTCTTGTTGATGCGATTTGACCTAGTTTTACAAAGGTTGGACCAAGCTCTAATAATTCATTTCGCGTCCATGCACCAAGTTCAGACTTATCCTTTACAACTTTGCTTTTCCATATAAATTTAGCAGCAAATTTCCAAGTCTTTACTTTTTTTGAGGGAGGTGCTTTAAGTATTAAACGGGATGACGCATGGAGCATCGCATCTACTATAGTCCAGGAAAATATCTCGGTTTATTTTTATCTTGGTTTACTTTAAATGAAAAAATACAATAGCTTCCTCGGACCACTCAGCAACCCAGCCGAATCTCTTATCAAGGCTCAACCCATAGTTTTCACTTTGATAATTTTGTATCAAGGTCTATTTTCGGGTAATGCGATTGAAATTCCAAAAAATCTTAAGTCTGCGTTCGACAATAAGGCTTTCCGATTTTTTTCCTTGATGATGATCGCCGTTAGCGCGACACAGGATATTGAATACGCTCTCATCTCGACTACGATTTTCCTGACAATAATGTATGCTCTCAAGACTCCAGAAGAACGAAAAAAGACTGGATTGATTTAAATGACACTTATAGTTTTAACATTATTGTATATAAACAGAATCAATGAAATTTGAGGCGAAAGTTTATAAACCCATGTATGACCACAACGACAAAAAATATATTCGCTTGGTCATTCCTGAAAAATGCTCTCAATTTATTCGTCATATGCACACAAGCAAATCATGGCTTATTAAGAATTCTCATGTAGATGATCCACTTGATGGTCATATTCTTACAGTAAAAGTTCCATTCCGATATAGGAGAGTGATGTGCGACGTCAATGGTCGCCCTGTACAGTCCCTTATAAAGGATGATAAGGTTGAAATCGAAATTGATTTCATGGGTGTATGGAATGTTGGTAATTATAGCGGCTATACTTGGAAGATTGTATCAATTACTTCTCTTCCTTAATTTCTCCTTCTTCCACTTCCTCTTTCTTTTCCACTTTTTCGGGAAGGTCAATTGTAGTTAACCCGTTTTCCTTGAGTGACATAAACACACGAAGACTCCCCTGGAGACGGTGAAGCTCTTGATATGTAGTTTCAACTGCTTCTTGCAACTTTTTAATATTCTCTTCAACGTCGAGAGATGGCATTGTACTTATATAAAGTTATTATTCTTTAATATATTAAATGCTGACGCGGACTGGGTATCTTGTGACCGATGGACCTCTGGCTGAAATTAAAAAGGAACTTACGGTAAGACCCATAGTCAATGGCGATTATGGATTTCCTCCACCGCCTTTTAAGGTTTTCCGAACGGCTAAGAATGGAGTGTGCGTTCCAAGATTCTATGGAGTTGGTCGGGTTGGAAAGCCACGAGAGGACCGGCGCCCTGAACCGGCAAGATCCACAGCCAAATTTGTTGGACAGTTACGAGATGCAACTCACCAGAATGAGGCCCTCGCTTCAGCCATTAAGGCTGGCCACGGAGTTCTCTCACTCCCATGTGGGTATGGCAAAACCACTGTATCCCTGGCAATAGCCTGTAAATTGGGGTATCGTACGATGATTGTGGTTCATAAACAGTTCCTGGCAGATCAATGGAGGGAGAGAATTCAACAGTTTTGTCCGGGTGCCACGATAGGTATTGTTCAACAAGACAAAAAGGAGGTTGACTGTGACTTTGTAATAGCTATGCTTCAATCACTCTCTCTCAAGGAGTACTCATTTAGTGATTTTGATTCTATAGGAACCCTCATAGTTGACGAAGCCCATCATATATGCGCTAAGGTGTTCAGTCAATCTCTTTTCAAAATGTGTCCAAGGCATATATTTGGTTTGTCTGCGACCCCAGAAAGAAAAGATGGACTCACGAAGGTTCTCCATTGGTTCATGGGTCCCACATTCTTTTCCGTTGAACGGAAGAATCAGGATCAAGTTGAAGTATTTAGCATTACATATGAATCATTCAATTATAGAAATCCACCACCTTCAACGAGATTTGGTAAAGTATCAATGCCAAATATGATTACAGAAATTGTAGAAGACAGAAAAAGAAATCAGATGCTCGTGGAACTAATCAAGAGGGCTTCAGCTGGTACAAGACAGCTTCTTGTTCTCAGTGATAGACGCTGGCATTGTGAGATGCTCCACCAATGTTTCCCCAAAAATTCAGGTCTCTACATGGGTGGAATGAAGGAGGTTGACCTACAGGCTTCTTCAAAGAAGAAGATCATATTTGCAACTTTCTCACAAGCCCATGAAGGTTTAGACATACCAACCCTAGATACAGTTATATTGGCGTCTCCCAAGTCCGATATAACTCAAAGTATAGGCCGTATAATGAGAGAAACTAAGGGTAAAAAGAACAATCCACATATATACGACATCCACGACCCATGGTCACTCTTTACGGCTATGTACTATAAGAGAATGAAAGTGTATCGTCAAGGTGGGTTTAAAATTCACGGTAAAGTTGAACAGGAAAAACAGGATGAATTCCCTCAGGGAAAGTGTCTGTTTTTATAATCTGAACAATAAATAAATGTCTGGTGCATTAGTTCAGCTCGTATCCAAGGGTGCGCAAGATGTTTATATAACAAGTGACGACGGGGCGTCTCTGTTTAGTATGAAATACAAAAGACATACAAATTTTGCACAGGCACCGCGTCTCATAAAAGAAATTACAACAAAAGACAACACCATAATTATCCCAACCTGGGGCGATCTTGTAAACGCAGTATGGTTTGAAGGTGTAGATCTTTTAACTAAATTTGATGGCGCAGTTATCGATTTATATGTCGGTGGTGTTAAGATTGATTCACACCCATATGACTTTATTTCAGATGTGTGGCAGAACTATTTGGCTGAAAATTTTGTGAAAGCACAGGAAATTTTAAACAAGACATCACAATCAAATAACAAGTTTTTACCACTTCATTTTTTCTTTTGTGACAACGACATGTTTTTACCACTTTGTGCTTTGCAGTTTCATGAAGTTGAAATTAGAATAAGCTTCTCCAACCAAGATGTGTCTGGTGTAAAGTGTTATGGTAATTATGTGTTTTTGGATACCGAAGAACGCAATAAATTTATAAAAACACCAATGGATCTTATAATCACACAAGTTCAAAGTGTAAAGGGTGATATCCAACTTCCCAAAACTACACTGGATATTTCCGTATTTAATCACCCCGTGAAAAGTATCTTCTTCGGTTACACCGCTCAGGGTGGTATCATAGAAGAAGATAAACTATCATTTAGTGGTGCCGATATATATCTAAATGGTACAGCACTTCTTGAAAATATGTCCCCACTTTACTTTCACACTGTACAAAATTATTTAAGTTCAAAATATGGTCTTATTAGCTTCATTGAAGATCAGGATTGTCCGCTATATACTAGATATTTCTCCTATCACTTTTGTAAAAATGCTTCCGAATATAAGCCATCTGGGACATGTAATTTTAGTAGGTTAGATAACGCGAAGATTGTAATTAGAGATATAGTAAAGGGTACAAATCGTACATTAGATAACGAACTCACTGTTTACGTAGTTAACTATAATGTGTTTAGAATACGTAACGGGTTGGGTGGCATTTTATTCGCCGATTAATGTAATAGTTATGCCTTTCGTTGGTAATGCCGGAAGATTCAATCATGTATATTTGGCTGAACTTAACCAGGACAATACCAAAAGTACGACGTCAACTCCACCCACATCTGTGAACTATAATTTTAACGAAATTACAATTGGCAAAGATGCGGGTAAGACGGATCAGGGTAAACATGCAGTCGCTGTGGGCGCCGAAGCTGGATTTTTAAAACAGGGGGAGAGATCAGTCGCGGTTGGTTATCACGCGGGTAAAACGAGTCAAGGAGCGGAATCCATTGCGATTGGACAAGAGTGCGGAGAAACTAACCAAAATACACAAGCTGTCGCACTTGGGTATAGATCTGGACAATCTAAACAGGGTTGTCAGTCTGTTGCTGTGGGTTTTGAGTCCGGGCAGATAATTCAAGGTCCACAGTCACTCGCATTGGGCTTTCAAGCGGGTCAGTCAAATCAGGGTTCGCAATCAATTGCGATCGGTCATAAATGTGGACGTGTGAATCAGGGTAATAACAGTCTCATTTTAGGATTCGGCACAGCCGAGGTGAATCAAGGTGACGAAACACTTGCGCTTGGATTTCAAGCGGGTCAGTCAAATCAGGGTAATCAGTCATTGGCCGTGGGATATCAAACGGCACAGATTAACCAGGGAGAGCAGGCCAGTGCATTGGGTTATCAAAGTGGTCAGTCATTTCAAGGAAATAAATCCACAACGATTGGATATCAATCTGGTGCGACTTCTCAGGGGTCTTCATCTGTGGCGATAGGTCATAGCGCGGGTCGGGTCAATCAGGGTTCCGAGTCCGTAGCTATAGGTTTTACAGCGGGTGAGTTATCTCAAAATAGTCTCTCGGTGGCAATCGGATCTAACGCCGGACAATCATACCAATCAACACAATCTGTCGCAATTGGCGATAATGCGGGTGAAGTTTCACAAAACACTCAATCTGTAGCTGTTGGATTCGAATCTGGCAAAGCCTCGCAGGGAATGCAGTCGGTGGCTATGGGGTTTCAATCGGGTATGACTTCGCAGGGGTCTCAATCTGTTGCTATCGGTCATTTCGCGGGCCAAACAAGTCAGGATGTGCAGGCTATTGCAATTGGTTTTGAATCTGGACAGGTGGGTCAAAATACACAATCTATTGCTTTAGGGTATAAATCCGGGCACAGTGCTCAGGGAATACAATCTATGGCTATCGGGTACAAATCGGGGCGTGTAAATCAGGGTGCGAGCGCCTGCGCGACGGGATTCGAATCCGGGGAAGTCAATCAAGGTA